TAAGGTATCCAGAGTATACTCAGCTTCTCCAATCATTGAGGCTGGTAGAATGTGGATACCCAGTAAGAAGAAGTGGTCAGATGAATTAGTAGAGGAACTACTAAGGTTCCCCAATGCTGCTCACGATGACCAAGTAGATGCAATGACAATGGCTATCCACTACATGAAAGAGTCTTGGCATCTAACACATCCAGACGATCCAGATTTTGAAGATGCACCACCAACTAAAAAGAAAACTTATTGGTCTTTTTAAATTTGGATAACAATAAAAAGTATGGTATAATAGTATAGTGAAAATATTTAGGGGAATAACATGCCGGGACTCTCAAGCTTACAAGTGAATATTAAAGATCAACCTCATAATCTTGCATGGATTAATGAGGCAGAACAAGCCTTGCTTAAAGACCTTGGTGGTTCAGGCCGTCCTGGCCCTATGGGTATCCCTGCTTACTTTAGCGAAGGTAGTGATGATAACGACGAAGGTGAAGGTGAAAGTGACACCGGAGATGGCACTGGTGGTGGCAGTGGAGGATCAGGAGGATCAGGAGGATCAGGAGGATCAGGAGGAGAAGGATCAGGGGAAGGTGAGGGAGAAGACGACTTTGACACTGACTTGGATGAAGACTTTGGTTTTGATCAAGGTCCAGCGGGTGCAGCAGCAAGTGCAGACTCAATGGACCCGGATGCTCTTTCCACTGATGCCCCCGGCCTAACCGCAGCAGAAGCGGAAGCAGCATTCGCAGCAGCAGAAGATCCAGAAGCCCCTTATGAAGACCAACCATATAGGGAAGTACCAATCTATGAACCCCCTTCACAATATAGAACAACTGAATATGCTCCCGAAGACAAGATAGCATCAGCTCTTATCAATGTGATGTTTGGTGCAGCAGTACCCGGAGCGGGAATAGCAAGATTAGCAGGTTTTAATCCGGGGAAACTGTTAGCCGGTGAAACAACTAGAAGTTATTATTCAAATAAAAAGGGTGAAGAACTAAATCCCTATACAGAACCACCTAGAGATGATTTTGGTCAGAAAGAATATATTGATAAAGTTGATGAGATAGCCAATCTTTATCCACAAGAAAAAAACCAAGAAGAATTAGGAGCAATGGCACAGTCTTTTAACAATAAAGAAAACTCTGAAGTATTACGTAATATAACTGAAAGACTTACTGCTCAAAATAAAAGTATAGAACCATTTAATGAATGGTTAGCTGGACAAAGTGAAGCAATGCAAGCAGCAGACGCAACTACTCAAACAAATGAATATCGTAAATCTTTAAGAGATGCGATACCTACTTCAGAATCTTACCTACCTATTGTTCAACCAGCAACTAATACAGTAGAACAAGAATTTATTAATAAATTATACGCATCTCCTACAAAACTATCACCTACTCAAGCTTTATTTGATGAATTAGGAATTGTTTAATGGCTACAGAACGTAATCCCTTTGATAAGATGCCTGAAGCTACAGAGACTAATGTAGTAGCCATGATGCCTGAAGAAAATTCCAATGTCTCTATTGAGATTGATCCTGATGACGGTGGTGTAATTGTAGACTTCTCTTCAGAAGAAGATGCAGTTATGGAACCATCAGAAGAAATCAGTGAGTGGTATAGTGATCTAAGTCTTGACCTCGATGCAGAAGAACTACAGGATATTGCCAGTGATGTAATTGAGAACTTCAATGCTGATAAAGACAGTCGTGCTGAATGGGAGTCTATGTTTGAACGAGGCTTTGATCTGCTTGGTCTTAAGCTGCAAGAAGCATCAGAACCATTCCAAGGAGCATGTACTGCTGTACATCCCCTTCTAATTGAATCGGCTATTAAGTTCCAATCAAAAGCTTCAGGTGAACTCTTCCCTGCCACTGGCCCTGTCAAGACACAGATACTTGGTGCAGCCACACCAGAAAAAGAGATGCAAGCCAACAGAGTTCAAAACTTTATGAACTTCCAGCTTACTGAACAGATGCCTGAGTACTTCGATGAATTTGAAAGAATGCTTTTCCATCTACCCCTAATAGGTTCAGCATTTAAGAAAGTTTACTACAGTGCTACACTGAAACGCCCCGTATCAGAATTTATTCCTATAGACCAGTTCTATGTGTCTTACTACGCAAACGATCTTAGAAATGCGGACCGTTATACTCATGTAATTCATAAAAGCCCAGTAGACATGAAGTTGGATATGATGGCCGGTGTCTACAAAGACATTGAACTTCCTCAACCAGCCCAGCTTTCTGCATCAGGGTTTGCCAGCAAGATAGATAATATTCTTGGATTGTCTCCCTCATATGATTCTGATCCACAGTATGTAATACTGGAACAGCATTGTTATCTTGATATTGAAGAAGAGGGCGTACCTTGCCCTTATATTGTGACTGTAGAAGAGCAGTCAAGACAAGTTTTAAGTATTCGTAGAAACTACAAGCAAGATGATACAAACAAAGAGAAACGAAGTCACTTCGTTCATTATAGGTTTGTTCCCGGCTTTGGTTTCTACGGGTTGGGCCTTATCCATTTCCTCGGTAACCTCACCATGTCGGCAACTGCTGCAATGCGCTCCCTAATAGATGCAGGACAGTTTGCCAATTTACCGGGCGGATTTAAGGCCAAAGGAGTGCGGATGGTTGGTGACAACGATCCTATCGCCCCCGGCGAGTTCAAGGAAGTTGAAGCAACTGGTATTGATTTATCAAGGGCAATAATTCCCCTGCCTTATAAAGAGCCTTCCCGAACGCTCTTAGAAATGCTTCAGTTCGTGGCTAATGCTGGTCAGAAGTTTGCGGACAGCACTGAGCAAGTTATCTCTGATGCTGCTTCCTATGGACCCGTGGGTACTACAATGGCATTGCTTGAAGCTTCAAGTAAGTTCTTCTCTGCAATCCACAAGAGATTACATAAATCACAGAAGGATGAATTTAGAATCCTTGCACAGATAGATTATGATTATCTACCTGATAAGTATCCATACCAAGTACCATTTGAAGATCGTGATATCTTCAAGTCTGACTTTGATGGACGTGTAGATATTATTCCTGTCTCTGATCCTAACATTCCATCCAATGCACATCGTATGATGTTGGCTAATATGGCTCTGCAAATGGCACAGCAATCCCCACCGGGAATGTTTAACATTGAGGAACTAAATAGAACTATTCTCAATGCTGCTAATATGCCTAACCTAGAGCAGATACTTCCACCAAAGATTGAGCCTCAACCTCTTGATCCTGTCTCGGATATCATGGCTGTTACAAAGGGTCTGCCTATTGCAGCATTCCCATCTCAGAACCATGATGCACATATACAGGTTAAGATGGCTTATCTTCAAGACCCTCAGAATGGGGCTAATCCTATTATGGCTAGGATTAAACCTGTACTTGAGTCTAATATTCAAGAACATTCTGTACTGAAGTATCAAGAACAGATGAGTGGTGTTACAGAACAGATGATGCAACAAGCACCACCTGAACAAATGAATCAACCACAGATTATTGAAATGGCTATGGCAGAAGCAGCAAAACAAGTAATGAATGCCAATCAAGCTATGGGTCAAGCACAATCACCAGAACAACAACTGGTTGCTCTTGAACAAGAGAAGGTTAAACTACAGCAGCAGAAGCTACAATCAGATACAGCACTTAATGCCGCTGAACTTGAGATTAAAACAAAAGAACTTGAACTTAAAGAGAATGAACAGATACTTGGTATGCTTGAGTCTGGTGCTACAGATAACTTTAAACGTGAGAAAGCTGAAGCAGACAGAACAACAAAGAAAGAATTATCAGCAATGAATAATCTTACTAAGGTTAAAGTCGAAGAAATGAAAGATGATAAAGATATAAAAAATACTAAGGTTAATGTACTATCACGTTTAGCAGTTGAAGAAATGAAAGAAGGAGAAGACTAATGATGATGAAAGGTAAAGGGTATCCAGAGCATGTAAAGGATACTGCAAAAGGTTTTGGTGACGCACCCAAGGCTGAAGTATATGGTGGTCGTGGTTCACGAAGTGTTCTCAATGAATGGGATAAATCTTCTTATGAATTTCCAACCCCAAAGAAAAGCACTCGAAAGGCTTCACTGTAACCCAGATGGAAATTTGGGATGAAGTTGTTCAAGAGTTTAATGAAGAAATTGAGAGATTAAAAGTATCACTAAGTAATGGTGTTGCTGAAGACTTTGCCCACTACAGACAACTTGTAGGTTCTGTACAAGGTCTGGAGTGGGCAAGAACAAACCTAACAGAAATTATTAAAAAAAGGATGTATAAAGAGGATTAAATGAGACAGGTACAAATGGGTAATGCAATGAAGAATGACGAATGGATTGATATTGAAGATGAAGTAAGTGACCCAGCTGATCTTCCAGAACTACCGGGCTTCCATGTTTTAGTAAGGCCCTTGACAGTAAAGAGTAAAACAAAGGGTGGTATCTTTATTCCTGATTCCACCAAGGATGACATGAGTTATCTTACAACTGTAGGTAAGGTAATCGCATTAGGAGACTTGGCTTACAAAGATGTAGATAAGTTTCCCAATGGAGACTGGTGTAAGGTAGGAGACTACGTATGCTACGGTAAACATGCAGGAACAAAGCTATACTATCAGAATGTTAGACTATTACTATTGTTTGATGATCAGGTAATTATGCGAGTCAGTGATCCAAAGAATCTTGATCCTACATTTAATTTAGGAAAAGGCTCTAACTGATTTGTGATAAGCCAATAAGTATGGTATAATAGTATAACAATAAATTATTACGTAAGGCGTTTGTCTCGTAAGCAACGGAGAATATAATGGCAGAAGAGAATGATTGGAGTACTGTAGAAGTATCCCAAGGTGAAGTAGAGTATGAAATTGAAGAGCCTGAAGTTAATCAGGAGGCTGAAGAAGATATTAAAATAGAAGTTAAAGCAGATGAAGTCAAAGATGAAGAGCCTAAAGAACTTGAAGGAATTGAAACGGCTGGTGCAGAAAAAAGAATTAGACAACTTGTTAAACAAAGAAAAGAACGAGAAGAACAAGTAGCATCTTTACAAATACAGAATGAAGAACTAAATAAAAAGTTATTGAGTAAAGAAAATGAAGTACAGAGTATGAGTAAACGTACTCTTGATATGTCAGAGAAACAGCTAACAGATAAGATAGCGTTAGCAAAAGAAGTCTACCTAGAAGCATTCGATGAAGGAGAAAAAGAAAAACTCCTTAATGCTCAAGAAATGTTAAATGAAGCACAAAGTGATTTGAGAGCAGTCAATAGTGCTAAAGCACGTTATGCACAGCAATCAAAGCAAGCTGTGGCACAGCCAGTGGCACAACAGCAACAGGTTCCACAGGCAGTGTCTGATCCTAAAGCAGAACAGTGGGCATCAGATAATAATTGGTTTGGTAAAGACAATGTGATGACTGCGGCTGCACTTGCTATTGATGCAGAGTTAAAGAATGAAGGATATGATCCAAGTGATAATGATTTTTATCAAGAGATTGATAACCGAATTAAAACGTCTTTTCCACATAAGTTTGAAGAAGACAAAGAACGTGTTCAGGAAACTACGTCAAGTCCTGCTCAAGTGGTGTCGGGGAGTTCTCGCTCTTCTCCGAGTTCTAGGAAAAAGATTAAGCTTTCGCAAGAAGACTTAAGACTTGCCCAAAAATGGAATATACCTCTTGAAACGTATGCCGCCCAAAAGCTTAAAGTACATCAAGCTGACGGCGATTATACAGATATAAAATAGTAGCGTGGAGAATAAAATGGATACAACACGAAATGAAACACGTAGTGACGCCCTACGAGAACAGAATCTACGAGAAGATCAGTGGACCTATGAGGAACCCGATGCCCTCACTATCCCAGAGGTAGTAAAAGCACGTTATGACAATGAGGGTATGGCCCTTCGTTGGCTGCGTATATCGTTAAAAGGTCAAGACGACATCACTAATGTTGGTAAGAAACAACAGGCAGGATGGATTTTCGTAACTCCTGATGAAGTTCCCGAAATGGCTGTTACATCCTTCGTGAGGGATGAAGGCCGTTACCTTGGTACAGTCTGTCGTGGAGACTTAGCATTGGCTAAAATGCCCGCTGGCAAGGTAAATGCCCGGAGAAAGCATTATGAAAACAAAGCAAATGATATGATGGATGCAGTAAACGCCCAGCTTATGAAAAACTCTGATTCTCGTATGCCTATCTCTAACACAAGTAAATCGGTAACAACACGAGGAAGGCGACCTTCTTTTCAGAACTAGCTTTCTTCATAACAAGGAGATGAAACAATGTCTACTACTAAAGCATTTCGTGGTTTCATTCCTGCTCGTAAAAAAAGTGGTGGCTACAATAACGAAGCCGTGACTGACATGATTACGTTGACTTCAACGGGTCAGGCCCAGTCGCCCACTAATAACATTTTCACAGGCGATCCGGTAGTTCTTCCGGGTGCAAACTTTGCAACGATTTCGCCTTTCATTGCGGCAACTCTTAAACCTTCAGGGGTTTTCATGGGCTGTCAATATGTAGAAAATGGAGAGCAGAAGTTTTCCCGCCATTGGAACGGGGGCTTGAGTGCCACGGATATTAAATTCTTTGTAATCACTGATCCAGATCAGACGTATTACATCCAAGCCTCTCTCTCGCTTTCAGCGGGTGAGTTGGCAATTGTCAAAAACTATAATGTAACAGTTAGTTCCACTGCAAGTTCAGGAAGTACAGTCACAGGTCAGTCTAGTTACTACCTTGACGGTGCGTCAGGCACTGAAGCAGCGGCTGCGGTTCGTGTAATTGGTAAAGCTAAATACCCAGACGAGAAAGATTCGGATGCGTATCCAATCGTTGAAGTATGGCTCAACCATCACCGTGATCGTTTCGTAACTGCTACGGCATCAACAGCTTGATAGGAAGGAATTATTATGGCTATTAATAGAGCTAGTATTAGCAAAGAACTCCTTCCCGGTCTAAACGCTGTTTTTGGAATGGAGTATGGAGAGGTAAACAACGAACATGAGCCTCTCTTTGAAATTGAGAACTCAGATCGTGCCTTTGAAGAAGAAGTACTCTTCACTGGTTTCGGTACTGCACCCACTAAGGGTGAAGGTGCTTCTGTTTCTTATGATGACGCACAGGAAAGCTATTCAGCCCGTTATACGGCTGAGACGATAGCTCTTGCCTTTGCTGTCACCGAAGAAGCTATGGAAGATAACCTGTATGACACGTTTGCGAAACTTCGTGCGAAAGGTCTTGCACGGGCGATGGCGAACACCAAGCAGGTTAAAGCGGCAAACATCTACAACAATGGTTTCTCTGATACCATTGGTGATGGTGCTGCGTTCTTCTCTGCATCTCATCCAACCATTTCTGATGGTCTCCAGTCAAACCTTCTTGGTGCGGCTGATCTGTCAGAAGCAACCCTTGAGACTGCACTGACCACTGCTCAGAAAACCAAAGATGATCGTGGTATTCTGATTGGTGCTTCTGTAGTTTCTTTGCACATTCCCGTTGATTACTGGGCCGTTGCTGATAAGATTCTCAGCAGCCCCGGCAACACCGGAACGAGTGCAGCCAGTGCCAACCCCAATACGAATGCTATCAATGCAATTCGTAACATGGGTATGGTCCCTGAAGGCTACTACATTAACCGTCGCTTCACTGATACTGATGCGTGGTTTGTTAAGACTGATGTGCCGAATGGAACGAAGATGTTCGTCCGTTCTCCGCTTCAGACTAAAATGGAGCCTGATTTTGATACCGGCAATCTGCGATTCAAAGCCCGTGAGCGTTATAGCTTCGGTGTCTCTGATTGGCGTGGATGGTACGGTTCTGCTGGCTGATAAGATAGTTGAGAGGGGTAGTGTATAGGGTGAAAGCCCCCAAGCTACCTCTCTCATACTTATAAGGGAGTTATTATGACAACAAATATTAAAGTAGCACAAAATGTAAGTACCGATGGTGCTATTATCACAGGGTTTCGTTACGTAGATACCGGCCTAACACTTGGAGATGAAGGCACAGGTAGTACTCCTACGCCCTCACACACTCGTGTCATGGCTATGCACGTATACTCCACAATTGTTGGAGACATTATTATTAAAGGTACTAAACAGATTACGAATAAGACAGCAGCAGGTACAGCTATTCGATGGCGTGTTGGTGCTACTGATTCACAAGATACTTACATAGGAGATATAGGTGTAGGCGTATTTGGAATTGTAAGCCTTGCAACTTCAGGTGCTGCTGATATGCTCCCAACCATTACATTATATGTAGGCTAACGATGTCTACATACTCTGATTTAAAAGCAGCCTTAATCTCTACTACTGAGAACGACGGTACTGAATTTACTAATGAGATACCTAATTTCATTAGCAGAGCAGAGCTACGTCTAACAAAAGATATTGATGACTCAGGGCTAGATGAGTATTCGGCTATTACTCTTACTGCTGGTAATGCGGTTGTAAGTTTAAATGATAGAGTACGTATAGTTCGTAATGTAAACTTTACAACAAGTGCAGGTAGTAAAGTTAATTTACTTCAGAGGACAATTGAATACTGCAATGACTACTGGCCTGTAAGTGCTTCTACAGGTGAGCCACGTTATTATGCACGTAAGAATAACAGTTCTATATTTATAGTACCAACTCCTGTATCCACACTGACAGGAGAAATCCAAACAGCTTCCCAACCATTAGCCTTGGCTTCTGCTACAGGCACAAGTGTTACTACAGCAAATTATTTTACTAACTATTGTTTTGATGCTTTATTCTATGCTGCCATGATGGAAGCTACTATGTACATGAAGGATTGGGCTACAGTTCCTGCATGGCAAGCTCAATATGAAGCAGCAATTATTACACTAAGAAATCAAGCTAGAAGGACACGTCAGGATGACATGGCAGTTGCTGCCTCACCTGCGGGTGGTCCTGATACAATTCAACAAGGAACCCCCTAATGGCATTTTCATACAAAAAACAAATACACAAAAGTAAAGGTAAAGCAGGTAGGATACCTCATCCAGTAGGAGCAAGTCCTCATAGCGGTGGTAGAAAAAATAAGATATATGATGCACTTGTTGCTAAAGAAAATAAGGTAAGATCAAAAACTGCTCCTCTTCCCAAAAAAAAACCAAAACAAACTAGGGATAGTCTTCCTATAGAAGAGACAATGAAAAGCATAGGAAGATTAAATAAAATTCAAAACGCTACAAAAAAGAAAGCTGGCGGTAAAGTAGAATATAAAATGGGTGGCGGTAAAGTAAAATATCGTAGTATAGGTGGTAAAGTAATAGATGGTAATGATATTACAAAGATGATTTATGATTAATAGATCAAATACAAGACAACAGATTATGAAACCAAGGCTAGGTAGTGGAGTTAGATTTAAAAATCTTACTGCTAAACTAAAGAAAAGTGGAGCAAAAAAGCCTAAAGCTCTTGCTGCGTTTATAGGTCGTAAGAAATATGGTAAAAAGAAAATGTCAGCAATGGCAACTAAAGGTAAAAGAAGAGTTTAAATGCAAAAGAAAACAGAAGTAAAAACAGTAGCTGTTGTTGAGCAGCCTGTTAAGAAGCCAGAACCTAATCCTAATAATAATATTGGAATAGCTTGTTTTGTTGCTGTAGGTATTGTTCTTCTTGCAATTGTAATCTACAAAAAAGTAAAGGAAAAGAAATAATGTCGGGACCACATACACTAATTGATCGTAGTATTCCTCTTGATAAGATAGTAGGGAAACCTACTGGACAAGGCTTTGGTGCTGCACGTAAAGGACCATCTGTAAAAGGTAAGCCACATGATGTCGTTGTTGATGAAGATTATCAACAGGGCAAAGCTTTTAAAATAGAGGATTAGTAACATGGCTGAACGAAAACTTACTAAATCAGAATTAAAAATGAAGCAGCGTGATCCGAAAAAATTTGCTGCACTTCAAGAAATAAGGGCACGAAGAGCTAAAGGTTACAAAAGAACTCTTGGACCTAAAGTTGTTAAACCTACTAAGAAGAAGAAAGTTACACGAAATCAGCGGATTGGTGGTGGCACTATGAAACCGGGATTAAATGCCGCTGTAAAAAGTGCTGAAGAAAAAGAAGATAAACGTACTATAGCTAAACCTATTATAAAGAAAAAGCCTTTGGATTTAAAAAATGTTATAAGGCGTGGTACGTTGAAACCGGGATTAATTGCCGCTGTAAAAAGTGCTAATAAAAGAGAAGATAAAATTAGACCATTCGGGAAGAAAAAGCCAACAGTGGTAAAGCCTACGTCAAGAAAGACTACTCCTCTTGATCTTACTTATAGAGATGATGAAGGTTCACCTATTGGCACAGTAGATAGAAAAAGTAAACCAAAAAAACTTAGAACTCTTACAGAGGCTATGTTTGGTAGTGACCAAACATCTGAAAATGAAATGGTTCGGAATCCATTTACAGGTAAACCTATGAGTCTTGAGTACGATTTTCCTGAAGACCCTGAAGATATGAAAAAGGGTGGTAGTATTAAAAAGAAGATGAAAAAGGGTAAAGTAAAAAAACGTGCCGCTCTTCGTGGTCAAGGTAAAGCATTAAGAGGATTTTAAAATGTCTGCAATCGTTGGTAAAACTGCTGCTCAATTCGCTAGAGCTTTAAAAAATATTATATCTGAAGCTAATAGAGAATTTAGTAAAGAAGGACCACCTAATCAAAAAGTAATACAAAAATTAAGAAAAAATTATAAGGAAACAAAAGTTAAATTAAAAGAAGTAGCTCCAGTAGATTCAGGGCTTACTAAACTTCCAAATAAAAGAACTGCTAAAGAAAACGAAGCAATTAAAAAATATCGTGAAGCATTAGAAGATGAACAAAATCTTACGGAAGACCTTACAGCAAATCAAGATAAAAAACCTGTAATGGATAGAGGAGATATACCATCACGATCAATAGGGGCTGGCGAAGGTTCTTATTCAAAAGGCACCACACCTTTTCGAGATGATGTGCTAGAAGATTCTAAAAAAGTAGGCGAAGGTACAGATACTGGTAAGGGAGAACATTCTGATAAAGCAAGAGAATTACGTATTAGAGGTGATAAATCTGTACCATTCAAAACAGGCCGTTCTAAAAGAGATGATAAAGCAATAAAAGCATTTAAAGGTAAAGTTAAAAAAGTACCTGAAGGTAAAGCTACATTTAAAAATGGATCATCTTCATCAAAAAATCAAAGAGCTGCGAAAGATGCGGTAGAACAAGCTCGTCAACAAAGTGTACGTATTGGTAAAAGAAAAGTTGGTGATAATAAATTTGCATCTCCTGCGGAAATAAATAAATTAGTTAAACAAGCAAATGATTTAAAAACAACCATAGCAAATGCTGATGTTAGTCAAAGAATTGACAGAGTATACAAAATTAAATTAGATAAAATCACTAACAAAGTTAAAGAAATAAAAAAATCTGAACCATATTATTTTCCTAAAAGTTCTAAACCACCTGAAAAACGTAATCCAACAGATAAAGACTTTGCTCATGTAGAAAAAACTAGTAGACAATTAGCTAAGTTAAGAAAAGAATTTGCAGCTATAAAAAAAGATTTTAAGGAAGCACTCGATAATAAGAAAAAGTTAGTTGAAAAACAAGCTGGAATGAAAAATACAGTATATGGTCCACGCACGACTAATAAAAAGAATCTTGCTCCCGGAACCTTAACTGATGATAAAGATCGAAAAAAAGTTAGAGATAGACGTAGACTTCGTAAAGGGGAAAAATTAATACAAAAAAGAAAAGATAACCCAGTAAAAATAGAAACAGGACCGACAAAATTAAATGCTGCAAGAAAAGACTATAAAGCATTTATGAATAATAGAAATAAGATTGAAGAAATTTTATCTGATCCTGATTTTGCTCAACAAGATAGAAAAATAAATCAACTACAAAAACTTGCGGGTCGTTATACTACCGGACAGATAAATGAAATCATGAAAGGTACAGGGTCTCCACCTCAAGTAGGAAGAAAAAAATCTATACCTGATGAGAAAACAACGTATAGTAGTTTTGCAGATAAAGATAAATATAAAAGTGCCCCTGATTCCAGAGGAACTCCTGAACAGGTAGCATTAAAACGTAAAAGACCAAAAAGAAGTCGTAGTCAAATTATTAAGAATGCACAAAATGCTCCAGTAGCAATACAAAATTTACTTGTAAGACAAGGTATTATAAAAAGGTCTGAGTTAAAATCTTCATACGTTCCTAAGAAGACAAAAGCTAAACCTTACAAACCTAAGAAACCTGAAGTACGTAAGGGAAAGCCAAGAGTAGTTAATGGTAAAACAGTAGAAACAACTCAATATCGTAAAAAGGGTGGCAAAGTTTTAAAAGCTAAACCTAAACGTAAAGTAACTGTAATTAAAGCTGTTAAACCTAAACGTAAAGTAACTACAGTTAAACGTACAACAACTGCACCACGCAAACGTGCAGCACTCCGTGGTTACGGTAAAGCACTCAGAGGATTCTAGTGGATAGTAAAAAAATAATAAAGCTATACCAAGAGTCTGTTGATCAAGGTATAGATAATTATGATTTACTAAACAATGATATTAAGAAACCTATTAAAGAAGACTATAGTGATTGGGATGACTACTGGGTTTCTTTTATCAGTTACATGAAAGAAAAGTATAGATATACATATGGCAGTAAAGCGCAAAAAAAGTAATATGAAGGGCATGACCATTGGTAAGGGAATGAAACGTCCTACCAAGGCTGGTGCTGGCATGACCAAGAAGGGTGTTGCTAAGTATCGTAGGCAGAACCCCGGCTCTAAACTACAGACTGCTGTGACTGAAAAGAAACCTACTGGTAAACGTGCGACAAGGCGTAAGTCTTACTGTGCTAGATCAGCAGGACAAATGAAAAAGTTCCCAAAGGCTGCAAGTAATCCTAACAGTCGTCTAAGACAAGCCAGAAAAAGGTGGAGATGTTAATGAAAAAAGCTGTAGATGCTCCTAAAGGTTTTCATTGGATGAAAGCTGGTAAGGGATTTAAACTAATGAAGAACCCTAGCACTGGCTATAAATCTCATAAAGGTGCTTCTAAGAAAGCAAGCTTTGAAGTTCAAAGTGTTCATAAAAAATGAGTGTTGCCACTAAGCGTGATCCTAAGAAGTGGGCTGCGGCTAAGTCAAGAGCAAAGGCTAAGATGGGTGGTAAGCACTCAGCAAGAGCAATGCAGTTAGCCACTAAGTATTATAAGGATGCAGGTGGCACGTACTCAGGTAAAAAGAAAGCCAGTAACAAATTATCTAAGTGGACAAAACAAAAATGGACAACGAAATCAGGCAAACCAAGCAGCAAGACAGGCGAGCGGTATCTTCCCAAGAAAGCAATCAAAGCACTATCATCAAAGGAATATGCAGCGACCACCAAAGCAAAGAGAAAAGGGACTGCTGCCGGGAAACAGTTCGTGAAGCAGCCAAAAAGAATAGCTAAGAAAACAAGAAAGTATAGAACATAATGGTTACAATTCCATCCATAACTGCTAGAGGCATTCACGAGCCTTTTTACCTTCAGGTAGCTAGGGGTCAAATTCTAGAACATGCAACAGTTTTTAAGTTTGGCTTTAATCCAGACGTAAGCGGTACAGAAGAAACTATCTGGGATGTAGGTGGTATTTACGCCTATCCTAGTTCTGCCGTTGCTATGACTGTAACAACAGATGCCGGTACGCCAGCAAACGATAATGGTGTAAAGGTAATAGTCTTTGGTTTGGATGAAGATTACAATGAAGTTAATCAGGAAGTAACTCTGGCTGGTTCTGGTACAGCCACGACGACGCAGACATTCTTCCGTGTAAACCGTGCCTATGTTTCAGGTTCACAAGAACCAACCGGCAACCTGAACATCACCAATGGAGGGACTACATATGCTCGTATTACCCTTGGCGAGAACCAGACACTGATGGCTCTCTGGACAGTTCCTGCCGGATACACAGGATTTTTGGATCATGTCAACATTGCTACAGGTACAACAAATGCTAACCAGTACATCACTGCTCAGATTGTTCAACGTCAAATAGACGGTGTGTTTCGAGTCATGATGAAACAGACTCTTGGCTCTGGTGGCGTTGCAGATTTTCTTTTACGCTATCCAATCTTAGTCCCTGAAAAAACTGACGTAGAAGTACGAGCGTTATCTTCTGGGGCTAATAACTTAGTTTCTGCAAACTTTTCTATGGTGTATATTAAAAATCCTTATGAGGTATGTTAGATGGCAGTATCAGGTACATATGATTTTAATCTTGATATAGATCAAGTAATACAAGAAGCAATGGAGATGATTGGGGGAGAGCAAACCCTTGGTCACGAACCTGCTTCTGCTAGACGTTCAATAAATCTTATGCTTAAAGACTGGCAGAACAGAGGAGTTCTCCTGTGGACTACAGAGACTACTGCTGTTACTGTAACTTCCAGTGTAGGTTCTTATAGCCTCAGTAGTTCTACTATAGATGCTCTTGAGGTTGTTCTTAATAGGGATAGTACTGACATTCAATTGGAACGTATCTCTCCTGAAGAATATCTAATAATCCCCAACAAGACTCAGACAGGCAGACCTTCTCAGTATTCTATACGCAGGGGACGGGATAACCCTGTTCTTTCAGTATGGCCTATTCCTGAGAACTCTACTGATGTAATGAAGATTGAACGTATTAGTTCTCTGATGGATGTAGATAAATCTGCTGGACAGAATGCAGACATGCCTACACGTTTTCTACCACCTCTTACTTGTGGTCTTGCTTACTACATGTCAATGAAACGTCCCGGTGTAGAAGCTGCTAGAATACAAATGTTAAAGACTAACTACGAAGAACTTCTTGCCAGAGCATTCCAAGAAGATCGTGAACGAGCTACCATGAGGGTTGTACCTAGATTGAGGTATGTCTAATGGCAAGTAATAAGAACGCACTAGCCATGTGTGATACATGTGGCTTTGTCTACCCTCATCGGGTAATGCGTTTTAATAGTTATGGTATGTTAGTATGTCCTACAGACTTTGAAGGACAGTTTGATCTAAAGAATCACCCACAAAATAAAATTCCTGATGTCAGAGACAACCCTGCTATACGTGATCCACGCCCTGATAATGGCGGTAGGAACCTTACGTGGGCGCAAGCTACGACTAACTGGGAAGACACAGACAAGTATTGGAACCTAATATGACAGACTTAACCGGAAAAACAATTGCTAATACTTATAAGCAACTACTAAGAGTTGGTGTAAGTACCAATACTGGTGTTAGTGCTGGCCTTACTACTATTGAAAGTGGTGATGGAACAGACAGTTCTTTTCAATTAGCCACTGAATCAGCTAAATTTACTGGTACACTTGCTATAACTGGTGCTACTTCTATTGCTTCTAATCTACATGTGTCTGAAAAAGTATGTGCTTCTGCATTCTATGGTGATGGTTCTAATATTAGTGGTGTTACTGCAACTATTGCAGGAAACATCTCAGTCAGTAATGCCACAGTAGGTGGTAATTTATATGTAAGTGGTACGGCTACCATAGTAGGTGCGACACACCTACAGGCTGCT